AAGCAAATCGAAGTGAAACATGGGAAAAAATTTCCCAAAGACGTTATTGAGCACTGGCCAGAAGTATTTGGAGAGATAACTTTAAATGTTATCCCTTTAAAGTATCTTGATAAAATTTCAATCCGATTTAAAAATCAAAAAATTTGGGAAGTGAACGTTCGATCAAAAAAGGTAGAACCAGATTGGGAAACTATAGAAAAAAATATAAAAGAAATACTTCATTCTTATGAATCTCAAATCGATAATATAGATTTTAAATTAGATACAGATCAAATCAAAAAAGATATGATAAAAGAATCTAGACGTTTTTTAAAAAAAAGAAAATTACTATGAACGTTAAACTAATTTCTTCTAGCGAACCTACCGAAGAATTGAAACAAATTGGCATAGAAGACGCCCTAGACCTAGTGGCGTTTTGTGCTAGAGTAAGTAATCCTAGTAATCAACTAAACACGGAAACTAGCGAAAAATTGATCAAATACTTAATCAAGCATAGGCACTGGTCTCCTTTAGAAATGGTCAGCGCCTGTTTAGAAATTACTACCACACGAGATATTGCTAGACAAATACTACGTCATCGCAGTTTCAGTTTTCAAGAGTTTAGCCAACGCTATGCAGACCCAACAAAAGATCTTAATTTTGTCTATCGAGATGCTAGATTACAGGATCCTAAAAATAGACAAAATAGTATAGAAACCGATGACGAAATGCTAAAGGCCAAATGGGAAAATATTCAAGCCTCTGTTATACAGGCAAGTAGATCGGCATACGAATGGGCTATCGAGCATGGTATAGCTAAAGAACAGGCTCGTGCAGTCCTTCCAGAAGGACTGATGGAAAGTAAGTTATATATGAATGGAACCATACGTAGTTGGGTTCATTATATTGAACTCAGGAGCGAAAATGGAACACAATTAGAGCATCAAGAAATAGCTTTATCTTGTGCTAAAGTTATATCTAAAATATTTAAAGTCAATTATGAAACCTGATAAAAATAATACTTACTGTCACTATCCTTTCAGAGAATTAGCTATGAAAGAATACGAAAACGACAAACTTATTGCGGTATGGCCTTGCTGTATGATGGGAAATATAAGACCAGACGGTAAACCGCTAAGTGTTATCGAAGATCCAAGCAACCTTACCCCGCAAGAAATCTATGATCATCCCAGGATGCAGCAGTTAAGAGAAAACATGATAAATGGCAAAAGGGATGAGTTATGTAAAGTTTGTTGGGATCAAGAAGATAGGGGTTTATTATCGTTTAGACACTTTTCTGAGTCTAGCGAAATAGAAGAAGACAATACCAGACTATCTTCAGTCGACATTTCTGCAAGTAATCTATGTAACTTAAGGTGTAGAATGTGTACGCCGAGGTCTAGTCATTCACTTATGATAGATCACGATTTTTTTAAAAAAGCAGGAGAAAGCGATAAAACTTACCCATTTAATTTTATTTTAAGAGATGTAGCAGAAACTACTCAATTTTTTTCAGTTTGGGAAACAAATACCCCTATTCCATGGAGAATGACTGATTCTGTCCAATGGAAATGGCTAATGGAGAATACTGATAAAATAAGAACTATTAAGGCAAGCGGTGGCGAGCCATTTTATGATAACAAAGTAATAAAATTAATTGATAGATACATTGAAACAGATAATGCCAAACATACTACTTTATCATTCCATACTAATGGAACTTTATTAAGCGACGAACTAATTAATAAGTTGAATAAATTCAAAAGTAATCTTCATAATTTTAGTATAGATGGTTACAGGTCTACCTATAATTATGTAAGGTATCCAGGAAATTTTGACGACTTAGATAAAAATTTAAGGAATTATTGGACGAAAATAAATCCTAAAGGTATTTTTAGAGTTAACATGGTTTTAACTAGTTTAAATTTATTATCAGTAATAGACTTCGTTAAGTGGATCGACTCGATCTACACTGACAATTCTATAAATTTTGCTGAAGTTTATGGTTTTGATCGTGGAACAAGCATCAATCGACTACCGATTTTTATCTTACAACAAGTTAAAAACGATATTGAAAAATTTTATTCTACGTTTAAAAAAGGTCTTTTGAAAGACGATCATAAAACTAAAAATTTAATTCAGCAAATTAACAATGCTATAGAAAATAATAAAGAAGATAAAAGACTTATGCTAAAGGAAATTGGATTTTTTGATGTATCAAGAAATCAAAAATTTACCGATTATTTAGATCCAATTTTAATTAACTGGCTGTCTTCTTAAAAGATTTATCTCCTGGCCATAGAGGTAGTTTCGTTCCGGGAGCTCTTTTAGGAATTTTACTATCTGCACTGCTAACACAGCTAGGACTGGTGCAAACCTTAGGGCCATCATATAATTGAAATCCAGTTTCTATGTTGCCTATAGGAGGATCATAACAACTATAACTTCTTTTAATACTTCCATCTGGTTCTCTTATAATAATACCTCTATAGCCACTACTACACTCCCAACCATTAAACTTATTAAAATTAAAAGCATTAAACCGTTCTGCTTGATCCATATACCAAATTTTTCCAATACTGTCTACAAACTCTACTTGAAAATGTTGTGGAATTTTAGAATTTTCTTCTTTAAAGATTGGATCAGGAGTTTTAAAAAAACGTGGTTCGGGACGTTTAACTTTTTTAGCTCTAACTGCTTTATCTTCTGTATATGCTCTTTGAGGCATTCCGTTATGTAGTCTTTTAAGCATGTCTTCTGTATAGCCATCTACTACACGGCTAGCTGTAGGATCACTTTGTGGTTTCAAAGTAACATTTATTCCTTGATTATGAAAAAATAAAGCATTGTCAAAATCTCTATCAAACCATTCAGGAACCATAACCATGTTGATAGTAATTTGAACATCATGCTCTTGACAAAGTATCAATTTATCTGCGAAATCTTGCATTTTTTCTTTAGTATCAACATGCTCAGTATGTAAACTAGCTGTAATACTAGCTCTATGGAATTTACTAACCGCAGCACAATATTTTTCTTCAAACCATTTTATAGGTCTGCTCATATTGCTTGTCATATGAACACTAGTGTAATTAGTGTTATCAACGTCATCATTAAGATAGGCTAAAATATCTATATACCCTGGATGAAATGTAGGCTCACCACCGCTTAAACTAAAATGAAAGCTATTAAAGTTTCTTTCTCTAGCTTGTCTTTTTATTTCATCTATCGTTTTTAAACAAAGTTCTGTTGGTCTATGATCTTTAGTATCACTCCGAGCATAAGGCCAACAATAGCTACATCTATAATTACAATACCTTCCTAATAACCAGCTCACTGTAAATAAATCCTTATAAAGCATGGTTCTCTGGCCAACTCTCACTAAATCATCGTAAGGTATAGCAGTAAAATCGTAGGCACTCCAACTTAAATTTTCCATTATATTTCTCTTATTTTGTAATTTATAAGCCTACTTAAATTTAACTATATATCCAATTATATAAATCTGTGTTAAAATCTTTCCAAGTTTCATTTCTTAAATTGTTAACTTTACTATCTTTATCTTTAAATAAACCTATGTCTCCTTGTTTCTCAAACTCGGAATATATCATACTTAACGTATGTTTTGATGATTTACCTATAAGATGATTTAAAACTTTATCTTTAATATCTTTTGGAAGATTACAAGGCTGCATCCAATTAGGACCGTCTACCATTTGCCATTCGGTAAGTAGATTACCTTTAAATGTTTCTTTTACAAACTCTTCTAAAAGATAAAATTTGTTCACATTGTATATGCTTATTATTCCATGTATTTTCGCTTTCTTTGGAAAATTATCGGCAAACCATGACATAGTTTTTACAACATTCTCCCACTTACTACCTTTACGTAAAAAGCTATTTAGATCGCCATAAGCATCAACACTAAGATTGACCCAAACTACTTCGCATTGTTTTAATAAACTATGTAACTCTTTGCTTGGTATAATTGTAGAATTAGTTGTAAGTAAAATTCTAAGTTTTGATAAGTTACATCTTTTTAATAAATTTATAAATTTATCTTGCTCCATAAGAGGTTCACCGCCAATTAATTTTAAATATTTTAATTGGCTTAAATCATAATTTTCTAAAATAGGCTTACTGTTTATTATTCCTGATAACTTTATAGGAGGAAAAAACTCTTCACCTAACTTTTTAGCATCATTATACCAGTTAGTAGATAACTCAGGATTGCACATCCTACATCTATTGTTACATACATTACTTAATGCTAAATCAACATGTGTTAGAATAGGAGACTTAGGAATATCAGATCCTAGATCTCTAACAAAATCTAATCTCATGCTTTTAGTTCCATTACTAATTCTTTCCTGATCGTAACACATTTCACAACCAGGATGAGGTTCATCATTAACCATCGCATGTCTAAGTTCTTGCATAAACGGATGATTAAAAACATCACTATAATCTAGATGAAGATCTTTCGGGGTGTGCTCATGTCTAAACTGACAGCACGGATAAACCTGATTATTTGGCCTTATGGCAATATGATGAAATGGCAATAAGCATCGATGTTTATACATTATTATTCTCTCTATTATACCAATATCCTGTTTGCATAGGATCTATACTGAGTTCATTTATACATATGTTTGTTGGCTGATTTATTAACCATTCTACATATTTTGCAGCCTGTTCGATTGGCATACACTTCCTATCTGGGTGTTTATGCTGAACATTACTTAAACTACCAAAGCTAATTAAACTTACCTTTGGACCATGGCTCCACACGCCGTTTATCCCTAATGTATTTGTATAATCTCGTAGGGCTTTTTTCTCTGCATTATATAACCAAGCACCTCCTTTTTTTACTCGATCTGTTGTTGATCCTATACAAATTATATAACAAGCATGATTATTATCGACACAAGATTTATAAACTAAATCTAGTAAGACAGTCTGATTAAATTTCCATAAAGCACTGCAATTTATAAACACGTCATATTCTAATACAAGCTTTGCACATTTTTTTTGATCTTCTAAATTTGTAAGATCAAACCCAGTGTTTCTACTCAAGAATTTAGCTGTCGGGAACAATTTAAATAATTCCTTAGCTAGACCATAATTTGAATTCCCTGCAATTAATATTTTCATCGAGTCATCCAAATCACACGTTCTTTAGCAGGATGAGCTTCTTCAGTTAAACTATTATTAAACACATTCATATCGACATGATTTTTTAACACATTCTTATAATTTTCTTTATACATACTCTTAGGAGCACACAAGCCACAACCGCAAACTTTTTTAGGACAAATTATTGTAGGCATAGTTTCTGATTTTAACCTAGCTTCTAATTCTTCAAGAATTTTATCAGACTCACTTAATTTTCCTATAGGCCCCCGCTTACCGCCAAAATCTGCCTGACAAGTTTGATGATGATAAACACTGTCACTATGCTGTTCAATGTGCATAAAAAACCAATTCACACTGCAATACCATCCTTCAAACTCTCTAAACTCAACAAATTTACTCTTACGGCTTTCTGCTCCTTCGCTAAGACACATTGTTCTTGACCCGCAACAAGGCCTGCCTATAGCCATTCCTAGTTTTTTATCGCTCATACATTAACCTTCTTAGTATCTTTATTCCAATAATCTTTAAACCATTGTAGCTGCTCGTCAGTATATTGATGTGCAAAACTACTTTTGCTATCCGGTTCTTCTCCTATTATTCTTGGAACATAACGTATTTCATTATTGTCTAACCAATAACATAATTCTTTGCATTCATCAAAATAAGCAGCATGAAACATAACATTTATACTTACATTCATTCCATGGTCCGGGCCTTCTTTACTAAACTGTAACATACGTCTTTTGACCTGTTCTTTCAATCTTTTATCTGCTTCAGCATGATAACTTATAGTTATATGATTAAAGTTATCAAGAACAGCATCAGCTATTTTCTTACTCATTGCTCCATTACTTGTAACAGTAAAACTACATTCGTATAAATCTGCATATTCTTGATTATATAAGCTTCTTATATACTCTGCAAATTCTATAAACTTAGGATGAACTGTGGGTTCTCCACCAGTAAAATTAATACTGGCTTTTTTATAATATCTATATTGCATGTATAACTTTATATACTTGAATACAAATTCAGCATTCTTTTTAAGATCATCTAAAGGTGCATGGGGGCTCCAATTATCGTGCCGGTGACTGGGACAATAAGTGCAATCATAGTTACATCTCCTTCCTAAATCCCAAGTAATTTGTAATTGGTTACCATCTAACAAATCTACCGTATCAAAACTCATATATAATCTCTAAACATTGGTTCTACATTAACTAAACTTTCATTCCTAATTTTATCTAAACCTCTTGTATATTTCACAAAATGATCCCATTCTGTCTCGTAATAACTTTCACTATTCATATAGTTTATAATGCCTTTTGAGATCGACTCAGCTTGCTCTATAATATTAGAATTAAAATTGTTATCTATTACCCATTGATTAAATTCATCGAATTTTTTTGTAACATCTTGCTTAAATTTTGTCGGTAAAACCCTTACATTGAGATGCTTAGGATGATGAGCAACATGATGTGTAACAATTGGTTTAAGCAAACTAGGATTGATTCTTTTAAATCCGCTTTCTATTAGTTTCCATTTCATAAAATCAACCATATGATTAACATTATAAGCCGTTACGGTAAATGCCAACCAACTAAACACATTATTAGGTAGCTGATCTAATATTTGCAAATTTTTATAGATTTTATCCCATTTTGCAGGATGCCTTTGATATTCAACAACAGAACCAAAACCGTCAACACTAGCTCCAACTCGGACTTGTTTAAATTGCTTCCATAGATTAGTTACTCTAGAAGGCAATGTGCTCATATTAGTATTATACTCAACAACAATATGTTTAGCAGCATCTTTTTCGACACATCTTTCAAGAAAGTCATAATGCCTTTCAATTAACATAGGTTCACCACCAGCAAAGTAAACGTGCTCAATATTATGAATATTTGCTTCTAATTGTTCCCAAAAAGGTTCATACTCTGGCCAGTTAAATGCTTCTACTTGTAGACCTTTTTTGGTTTCTTTAATTTCCATTATTCCAGAAGTATCTTTAAATTTATTACTTCCGGTTAATTCAATCCAATCATCATACCATGCACTACTATCGGTAGGACCACACATACGGCATTTTAAATTACAAAAATTACCAAAACGTAAATCATAATAGACTACAGGACATTCATCAAGATCGATACTACCATCTTCTTTTGTTTTAGATCTAGCCTGTTCAACTGTAAGCTTCCAATTACGTTGTTCATACTGTCGTCTACTATTAAGTCCATTCTCTTCTTCACTCCTACATCTGCCACATTCGTCATTCCAAACTCCGTTTAACATGTTAAGTCTCATTATTTTTAACATATTAGTATTTCTTGCGTCAACTAAACTGTCACGTCCTGCATTATAAGCAGTGCCATCATCCTTTCTGATTACACCCTGATTTTTTGTAACATTAGCTTGACAACATACTCTCAAATCACCGTTCGCTCGAATAGCTTGAAAATTCCAAGGAATAGGACAAAAAGTATTATTCATAATATTGACGCAGTTTGTTCATAGTATCAGGAAGTTTACTAACTGCCCAGTCCCTTTCTAAGCACCAAAAACAAGCACCGCACACAGGAACATCCATACCCGGTTTATAAGACTCAAGTGTGGGAACCACAGGATTTATATGATTACCATCATTAATATCTCCCTCGCAACCTCTTGTGGTATTAAATAAGTCTTCTGCTCCATGAATGAAATACTGTGCAACTATCCAGTCTTTTTGCACGAATCTATACGGATGTATAAACCAAGTTCCTTTATCATGATACATAATGTCTCGAAGAGTTCCTTGTTCAGATGTTTTATCTCGCTCTTTCATTCTATTGTCAAATACCTCGTCGCTTGGGTTCATACTTGTCCCATTAAAAATTGCACTAAGTTTGTGCTTATATGCAACGTAACTATTAAAGCTCGATCCTTCTATTTGATCACCGCTGCGACCTTTAATTATTGGTCCTATAACACCGTATTCTAATTCAGGAGGTATATAATTCTCATAGCGGTTACCTATAATTTTTGGAAACATAGATTTTAATTTTTGATAAACTTCATGACCTTTTGGTTCTTGCCATGGTCGTGTAGTCCAGCATCTCACAAATGTTATTACATGAATTTTACATTTATAGTTATTTTCTTTTATAATTTTACAAAGCAATAAACACAAACTTGCACTATCTGCTCCTCCCGAAATGTTAATTCCAATTTGTCTCCATGTAAGACTAAATGGAATAGTTAAACCGCATACTTTATGAAAAACAAAATTATCGGCATCTTCAGGAAAATATTTGTATAAATCATTGTATAGTGAATTTGAAACTTCAAACATTTTAAACCCTTTCAATTTTTCCATTATTAAATTTATAATTTACATAATACTCATTAAAATCTTGTCCCCAAATCTTATCAGTTTTTCTTATATAAGTTTGAAAAGCATCCAATATTCGTTCATAACTTAAATCATTATGACCAAGACTCTTAGCATAAGATTCTAAATTAGTGTTTAATGTGTAAACCTTAATGTCATTTAGTGCTCTTTTAGCCATATGTATATCAGTAAATAATTCTGCACAACCTGAGTTATATGATCTACGAGTAGTGTTTTCATTTCTTTTCAATCTGTTAAATGTTTCTTTTTCTAAAATTTTAGCAGTTTCATCTAAATCGTTAAGTATATAATCTCTAAATTTTTGATTCATAAGAGACGGATTAAGATATATCGGACTATAAACCATCGATGCGTCAATACTATAAAAATCTAGCTGTAACAAACTATAAAAGATATTTTGCAAATCCATTATTTGATAAGCACTAGTAGTTATAACTGCTACAAAAACAGCAGTATTATTATACTCTCTAAAAATCTTAATATTATTTTCTAGTTTAGCCCAATCTCCTGTTCTAAAATAAGGATAAATGTTTGTTCCAGCATCAACACTTACATGAATGATAGCTTGTTTAAACGGAATTAACAAATCATGTAACTTTTTAGGATCGAAATTGGCATTGAAATTTGAGTGGAAAGAAATTACAATCTCATTAGCAGCAGGATGCTCTTTTAATAATTCTAAAAAATAAAAAAATTGTTTTTGATTTAAAACTTCTCCCCCAGCAAATTCTACCCTTCTAATGTTTAACGCATTTTCGCACAAGTCGTGAACAATTTCTTTGACTTGATCCAACGTAATTTCTAATTCACCGGTATCATCGTCACTTTCTCTATGTTCGGTGCGTAGTAATTGTTTTAAATCATAAAATTTTACTTCTTCATCGGGAACATAATGTTTTAATTTACTAACCCATCCACTAGAATATACAGTACTACAATGTCTACACGCCATATTACAACTATTGCTGAATCGTAATTCTATATGTTTGAGTCCAGATAACTTAGAGGTTCCAGCCGAATATAATTTTCCATCTATAGTAGTATCATTAAAATTATATAAGTCTGATTCTGCTTCATAATCTTGCCTCATAGACTTACTTCCTATAGCTTCGGGCTCTTTACATAAATGACATCCCCTGCTCCATTGACCATTCATCATTTCCAGCCTATGCTGAACAAATCCTTTTGAATTAAAAATCTCGCTAGGCTTAATAGACTGAGTCATAGAGATCAACTGATCTGGATTTTGCGGACAACTTGTTACAAAACCATTTTTGTAATTTATTCCGTGTAAAGTAAAATAACATAAAATAGGATCTTTAGATTCCATTAAAAATGCCCTTCATTTCTGGAAATATATTGTTAAAACTTAAATTTCTATGTGCATCTAATTTTTCTAAATATTCTTTCATTTCTGGTAGCCTCATACTCCAATCTTCACTCTCCATAAACTTAAGCATACCTTCTAGCCTATCCAGTCCGTAACCAGCTTTAAGCCATTTTTCTTTTGTAATTTTACCTTTATGCCATTCAGGAACACCAAGCTCCCAGTTATCTTCCCACCATGGATAAAATTCTTCAAACTTACGACGACATTCTGCTTTAAACCATTTAGGCAATACTTTTACATTTAAATGTGGTGGATGATATACAAAATGATAATTTATACCCCCAGCTCCAAATGGAAACATATTAACCTTCTTAAACCCTTGAGTTAACTTCCATTTTAAAAAATCTGGCAGGTAGTAAATATTTAATGCTTGCACTGCACAGGCAATTGTAACTTCAACATTATCACTTGTTTCTTTATCTAATATATGAAAAACTTCATTAGTTCGTTCCCATTTACTAGGATACCTAATATATTCATTCATTTCACCTATACTATCAACACTATAATGAAATCTTACTATTTTAAAATGCTTCCATAAATCAAATAAGTCATCTCTCCATTCCACACCATTACTATTATATCTTATTTCTAAATTAGGCGCATGTCCTTGTCTAATAACCTCTTCAAGTATATCATAATGTTCTTCAATTATTAAACTCTCACCGCCCGCAAAATATAGCTGCTGCATATGCGGAATTTGATCATAAAATTGTTGCCAAAATACAGGATTAGTTTTATGCCAATTATAACTAGACCCATTAATACTGCCTTTATTATTCCATTGCCAAGTTTCTTTTAAACTTTTATTTTCTAACTGAGGATAAACAGCTTGCCATTCTTTAATCCACCCTGAACTGTCGTGTGGACTACACATAACACAGGCTAATTGACATTTAGTTCCAAATCTTAAATCAATATAACTTACTTTAGGAGGAATACTCCCGTCTTCTGCTGTATTTTTAATAAGATCAGGAACACTTACCCGCTCACTCCAATATTTTGTTTCCCATTGTCTTTTACTATTGTGGCCAGCTTGTTCTTCTTTATAGCATTTAGTGCAACTTGGAGGTTCTTCTCCATTAAGCATTTGCAATCTTACATTTTTCATATAAGTGCTATTCCAGCTACTTAAAAAATCTGCTACATTTAAATTACTTGGTCTTCCTTCATCATCCTTTAAAACACCTATCATACCCCCGTGGCTTTTATCATTAGTTGGTCCTACGCTGCTAGCATTAGCTGTGCAGCATACCCGCATACTACCATCGGGACGTGTCGATAAATGAATCCATGGAAGGATGCAAAATGTTTTAGAAGGGCTATTATTTGTTGTCATTTTTTTCTTCAAAGCTAATCTCATTCATTCCAGATTGGTTGAATGAGCATGTTGTAATACAAACTGAAAAATGTTGTGGATGAGTAGGATCCCAACTTTTTTCAAGATCCTTGGCAAAATAATCATCGGTAATTATTTCATCTATGGTTCTATCTTTTAAATTATTCCAATTTTTCTGATAATGCATTTTAGATTCAAATTCATCAGGATATTTTATACTATGAGTCCATAAAAAACAACAAGGCCATAAAGTTTTATTTGACGCAATGTAAAGTTCATTTTGATGGACAAATTTACACTTTATAGTAGATGCTGCTTTATTAAGAAGTTCGTTTTTGCTCATTTGTAATCCTAAAAAGTTCTTTAAGCAAGTCTGCTTTAGAATGTGCTAACTCTTGTGTTGAATGTAGCCGCTTTTGATCAATAGTTGTAACTCTGGTTTCTTTGTCCTTTACTCTTTTTTTCTGCACAAATCCTAACGAATTACCTATCCCTTTTCTAGTGGCAAACTTTATACCTAACCTTTCTGCATGAGCACGAGCTAAATCTAATTCATATTCATTGTGATCAAAAACATTATACATCCATGTGGCATTAGGAAATCCTTGTTTTCCATCTTTACTACCCTGAACATACGATTCAATGTTTCTTATTATTGTTTTAAAATTAGCATTTACTCTATAGATATCATTAGTTTCTTCATAACCATCTACACAAAACCAAATGCTGCCTTTTCCAGAATCGCTGCTAAGTTTGCCTAAATTATACCACCACTTAGATGTTTCAAGACTAGTATTACTATTAAGCTCAACCCATCCATTGTTAGATATTAAATACTCTACTATACTAAAACAATCTTTATTAGCTACAGGATCTCCCAAAGCTCCACATAGTAAAAAAAATTTGTTATCTATTGATTGTTTAGTCGGAAACATATCTTTTATGTCTTGTATTGTTAGACTAGTCAATTCATATCTTCCCATTTCTTTAGTTCTGTGACAAAGACCGCATTCTAGATTACATAAGCTAGTAATTTCTAGTTCAATAAATCTGATATCATCTAACTTCATTTGAATTGCTCCGAAAAGGCATCATATTTAGCTCCACAAATTTTAGCACAAATAGATAATTTACCATCTGCACAAGACGGTTTATTCCAACTTTCAGGAATTAGTTTTTGAAAAAACAATCCATCTACAATTTCTTGTAAAGGATTATGAATCGCGTTTAATTTTTCTTTACCGATTTGATCTATTAACTTCCATATTTGTGTTGATCTTGGAGTATGATACCAAATATACATTTGTCCCGCTGTCCAACAACAAGGTTGAACTATTCCTTCTGCACTTATATACAAGCTTTTTTCTTCAGAAACCTTACACTTAATGACTGCTTCGTCCCAAACTTTCTCAATTGGTTTTTTCTTACCTATATCTTTGGTAAAAAATTGAGGATATACTTCAATGTCTTCTACTTTACTAGGTATAAACTTTACTCCTTCATCTCCTTTAGCAAATTTACTTAATTCATCTAGCACACTATTACGATATTTTAAATTCTTAGGCGCTTGGAGAAGTGCTGTAGAAATCCCTTTTCGATTTCCAGCCTGATGCATTTCTTTAGTAACACCACTTACATTACTAAAAAATCTAGCAGATTTTTTATATTGAAACTTTTCAAATTTCATTTGTTTAGACAATAATTCAGCCTGCTCTACTTGATGCTCGTTGTGAGCGAAAACTATGTAATCCCAGCGAGCACGACCTCCGGCATCAATAAATGCTTGAGCATTGCTCATAATCTTTGACCAAATTGTATTTTGTCTATATAGATGATTAGTATCTTCAAGCCCGTCAAGGCTGAATACCACATAGCCTTTGCGACCAATGGTCTGAGCCAGCTCCGCCCACCATTCAGGCCTCTTTGCTGACCCGTTTGTATGCATACTCAGCATCATCTTAGGGTTATACTCTCTGAAATATGCAAATGTTTCTAGCGTATCTCGAGCAGCAATCGGATCCCCGTAGTTTCCACACATATACATTCTTTCTAATTGTGCAATAAACTCGGGCTTGAAGATTTGTTTTATATCATTTAAGGATAATTCTGTGCCAGGTAGTTGAGGATTATCTTCTCCTCCGTTAATATTACGGGCACACATTGGGCAGGCTGCATTACAAGCATCTGTCATTTCAAGATGAATTGTTTTTATTTCATCATATTTATATAACATTATTCCATCACTAACTTTATATCTTTTGCAGGTCCAACGCGACTAGGTAAATCTCCATATTGTTCAATATAATCTTTTATAACTACTTTATACCAATTTTGACTGTTATGGTAAGCTTGAGCATTATATTTGTAAATATTGTTATTAGTCGCTTCTATAACACTAAGAGCACGAGCAGCTTCTTTTTGCAAATCCCTCAACTCTAAAACATCCAAATCTATCATGGAGTTCCTATCAACATAACCCTCTTATACCCTTTTAGCTGTAGCTCGCCCTCGAATAAAATCTTAGACATAGGAAACTTTTTCTTCATATGATCTATACTATAAACGCAATTTACATGTTCATGCATTTCAAATAAGTTATTACTTTGAATAGCTATTATCGGAGGAGTTTCGAGAATTTTAAATCTTATTTGATGAAACCATTCTTCAGACATATGTTCAGCACTAGTATTTACAATTAAATTAGGCAAAAATTTTTCGGTAAATTTTGAGCCATCTTTAAAATTCTCAACCGCCCACTCATAACCATTTTGATGTAAAACTAACTCATTAATATCAGCGTTAACACTTTTAACCTTATAATTTTCTAAATTACTTAAATTAAAAACATAATCACTTATTTCACAGGCTAATTTATCTAATTCAACATTTCTAACTTTAGAATAAGTCATCTTTGACGAGTATATAATTCTTAACTGGCCAAACCAACCACCAAAGATAGCCACATTAGGAAAGTGATTAGAAATTTTAGAAAGTTCTTCAACTAGCCATATTTTACTCTTAATTTGGCTTCTGCTAAAAGCATCGTTTAAAACATCCCTGTCGTAGTCTGATTTAATGTAAGTATTGATACCCCTAAAGATTTTATCTTGTAAAAACTGCTTATCTAACATCGACAAATAGCTTTTAATAAAATCATCCCTATAATTGCTAGAATCGGCCACTCTAGATATTGCCATAGATAAAGATGCCATAGAGTTATAATCTTCTTGAGTAACTTTTCCTAAAAAATGTAATAAAGATTTATAATAATCTAATCTTGTTTCACCTTTTTTATAACCATGAATAATATCTAATATGTCAACATTTAAATTTTCTACTTTAGGTATTAAGTCTAATAAAATTTGATACCTATTATCTAAACTTACATCTTTTTTAATTTCAAATGCCAACCAAGAATTTACACCTTGTTCTACCTTTCCTAAATACTGCAATAAGCTTTTTAAACATCCTTCTTTATTTGTTGACTTGAGTATTGAATATATTAAATCTTTTTGTTCTTGTTTTGAAACTTTTTTACCTAAATAATGTAAAACTACTCTAAACAAAGAATAAAAATCCTTAGATTTAGTTACTCCAAATATTAAATCTTTTTCATCTTTTTCAATCTGAGCTAAATTACCTATATACTTTAGTAAAGTTTTATAAGATAATTCATTACCGGTAGACTTTATCAATGCAAATATAAAATCTTTTTCATTTTCCGCAAAGTCACCAACTTTACCTACATATTGCAATAGAACCTTAAACACAAATTCATCATTACTCGATGCTTTTGTCAATGCAAATATAAAATCTTTCGTATCAATATTATCTACATTTTTTCCGATATATTTTAAAGCTTCATTTTTAAGTTCAACAGATGAATTTACTTTTAATGCAGCGAAAATAAAGTCTTTTATATCTTGGTTAATAACAACTGATTTTCCTAAATAATGAAGTAAAGACTCCTTAAAATCTTCTAGCATTTCCGCCTTAACTGCACCATGCATTAGATCTGCCAAATCAATATTAGACATATCTCCTCCAAAATCTTGAAGAAAAATCTTTATAGTTTCTTCTTCCGAATTTGAAAGATTAATTACTCTACTTAAAGAATGAACAGTTTGAGACATCCTATCATAGTTTAAATACTTTAAATATTCTTCTATTCCTAATAAAAATTCTGATTCACCTGAACTTTCAGCCATAAATTTCCTCGTATTTTTCTTTTAACCAATCAAAATCATTAATTTTTTTTAATTGCTCTAAGTTTCCTCTATACAGCATACCGTATTTTTTACCTTCCTTGGCTCCTGCTATAGAAAATTCACCAAAAGGTCTATCAAGTCCTCTACTACACCAAACATCTAATCTTTGATTAGTTTCGTCGTCCTTTTGCCTATCAATCACTTTACTACCCAATTTGCAACATTCTCTAAAAGCGCTCTTCCAAGTATTAAATTCGTCAGTATTAAAAGAAGTAATATTACTTACTTCCATTACAGGTTTAAATTTTTCACTTATACTAGTAGTCATATCGGGTTTAGAAAGATCCATATTAACAGTCATTAAACGAGGAAGAAGCTTAACTCCGCCATTTCCATATATTAAATCATTAACAGGATTTTTACTCCTCCATACATGCACAGTATCTCTAATACGAGTCATGTAGTCAAAATAAAATGTGTCAGAAATGATTGCATCTCCATCGACTACCCAAAACATTTCAGTATGACATTGTTTAGCAGCTTCTATATGCGCCTGATGAATTCCTTTAATTCCGTGTATTCTTTTAGCTGTAGGAAATCTTAGGAACAAATTCTTCCAATTTTCTTCGGCATTTTCTTCTTGATAACTTATAAAAACTATATCAAACATTTTCGATCACCCAATCATTTGCCATTCTAGGAGGATTAGTATATAATTCTTTAAAAAACTTACTTAAATTAGGATCTAGATAATTAGAACTAGTAGGAATATCTAAATTGTCTTTTAAACTTTTCCCCAACCGTCCTATTTCTGAAATTAATTTGTTTTCATTTTTAGGCGCCAGATCATTAAAAAGATCATTTAAGTAACTAAATGTTCTTACATTTAAAAAGTCCCAGTTTTCTAACATAGTCATATGACATCCTAAACGTGCTCCATATATAGCCCATAATCCATTCTTCACATCACTACCTACATTTAACCAAGTAAGCAACCGATGATAATTTTTCCAATGAATTTGTTTGTTAAAAGGCTTATTTAGATCAGGCTTAGATCCCTCAAGCAGACACATTTTTACACCTTCTCTAAATCCAGCTCTCCAAGCTTGCCGAGGACTATCATTATTATATACCCAACTCATCCAATTTTTCATTTGAAGATATTTTATTTCCCAGCAGAAATCAACTTGAGTTTTTCCGTTTTCTGATTCTGCGTTTTCGTGTGTTTTCATATCTAGTATAAGTTGTGTATGCCAATTTTTAATACTGCCATTTCCATAAATTAAACCATTTACTACATTGTAAGCTGGAAATGATAAAACACATTTAGACAAATCTGCATGATCATGAAATTCAATTACTTGATCTATCAACTCATGCTTAACTATATTATCTCCGTCAACAATGGTTACACGTTCAGTTTCTGCTAACTTTGCACATGCCTTATGAGCACTATCGCTACCATGAACTCCATCTACCCTTTTAGCCCAAGGAAATTTCTTTTTTAAATCAGCAAAATTTTTTTCCTTGTTCGGCTCGTCATAGCTTAAAAAAATTAAATCATTATCTATTATTTTAACTTTTTTTGTCATAATATAATCCGTAAGACTCAAATTCTCCAGATGTTACTACAATTTCAGAATTAGCATCAAATTTATAAGGAAATTTTATGCCTCTAATAAGTTCACTCATTTTACAAGAAAACTCTTTACAAATAAAATTTAGGTTATTCTTTTTAACTATGTAGAATTGATAAATTTTTTTATTGCTTATTGCGAAGTTTTTTTCGAAATTATGCAATTTAAATTTTAAATTAGATTTTTGAATTTGAATTGTGCATCGAGCTTGCTTAAAATCTTTTACTATAGTATAAGTATAAAAATTTTTAAGCACAATATCTTTTTGTTCTAGCCGAACTTGATCAGATATTTTGACTTTAAAATTTTTTATTTCCTTTTTACTTTCGACAAAATCAATGACAAATTTCTCTGAAACTTGAATAAAATTACCGTCGGCAAGCTTTTCATTTGTTAAAGAGATTATATCACCGTCATCATTATAATACAAATAAAAATTATTTGGTGATAAAACTAATGGAGGTAGCTCAATTACTCTGTAATTCATGCATTATCCTTTAACATATTAATAATATCTTCCGTTAAGAAACTATCTTCAATATAATGAAATAATCCGCTCTGCATAAAATTACCTACAGATAATTGAAAATCATCGTTTAGATAACTTATTACATACCTTTGCCAACTATCTACATCAGCTATTCCCCAACCTTGAACACCAGGTTTCATATGAGTAAAAGACAAAATTTTATTAATAGGTATTCCAAGAATCTTAGTTGCTATAGATGCACTTACATCCATACTACAAAATTTTTGTTTCGAGATGGGAGCGAATAAAGAGTAAAATCTATCATGATCTTTCATGATACACTCAACCCATCTAAAAAATTCAAAAGACTTTTTACCTTTTTTGAAATAAAAAAATCCGCAGTAGACATCTGGAAGGTTATTATCAGCAAATGTTTTCCTATATGGATTATTGATTTTTTCTACTTTAGAACCTTTATAGTTATACACCGTAGAAGTCAAAACTATATCATTTCCATCTAACCAATACCATAGATGATCGTTAGTTTCTAACAATAACATATCAGAATCATATACTAGCGTTTCTTTAAATGGACTACAATGAATAATTTTCCATCTATTTTCTACTTTCCAATCTGATTTTTCAGCCATATCTCCCCAGGGAAATTTAACAATATGATCGAAAACACTTATGTATTCTAAAGGAACTGGATCATTGGTAACAAGACAAACTTCATTGATAGTATTAAATTTCTTAATACTTAAAGCCAAAGCATACGCCTGTCTAATATAATCTATGTTAGAATTTTGTGCAAAAATTAGATGGCCTTTACTCATTTATCACTCGCAAAATACTATTTTTATTCATTACATGGACATCCAGGTTATTGACTGACACAGGCTGAAGCTTATTATCTATTGTATTTGTAAGTAAAAAACTAAGTTTTGATCCACTGACCTTGATTAAAGTATCCTTGTCAATACTATAACAAATTTTCCCTGGGATAAAGCCAAATAATTTACTTACTTTGTGATTAAAGATTACATGAATAGCTATACTAAAAGCAAAATCGTTTCGGAATTTAGGGTCCTTAATTTGATATAATGAACAAAAGTAACTCCAATTGTTTTTTATATATTCAACAAAACTAAAAAATACCCTATTTAACGGTGTTTTTTTAAAATAAAACACAGTAGCCCAATAAAATTGTATTGAAAAAGGATTTATGTCAACAAATTCATTTAAGCGTCTATTTTCTGAGAGATCAAAACTGCTGTTAAAAACTAAAAAATCCTTATTCATATCGAAACAAAGACTAAGATGGTTACTTGAAATAAGATAATCTGCGTCAATAACTAAAGTTTGATTATATGGGGATAAATCATAAGCTTGGCACCGAGTAAAATTTAGCCATTGTATGTTTGTAAAGCTATTAAGACCATCATGCAATACTCTATTTTGACCGATATCGCTTTCAATTTTAATGATTTTATCAAAAATTAAACCCGAGTCAACATAATCAGTATTAACAACCAGAGTAATAGGAAGATTTAAGAATTCTTTTACACGTTTAGCTGCAATTTCAGCTAAACTTGTATATTTAAAGTTTCCATCTAAAGCAAAAATTAATACACCTTTAGACATTATCTAATATACTCTCAATAGTTTTAGATGTCATAATCTTTTTATGCTTATAATACATTAAATTAGTTGCTTCTTTATACCGAGCTAGAAGCTCAGTCGTAAAAGACTTTATATCATCGACAAGTATAGGTGTTTGATTGTCGTCTAAAAGAACTATAGATTCAATTTTTTTATTAACTAATCCAAACAAAAATGCTAATCTTTGCTCATTTGCAGTGAAAGTGCCGCCATTAAAGTAATAAAGTAATGTTTGATTATATTCTTCATTTAAAATTCTTATTTGGCTACTTAAAGTAGCTACAATACTTGCTACTTGATATGCTTTTTCAACTTGTGGATCCATGAAATCTCCATAATTATAGTTGTATATTATAATTATGCAAAAAAAATGTCAAGTTATATGATTATGAAGTGCCTGTAGAAAAAGAAATAGATCCATAAGTAGGAGTAGTAACTGACACATAACTGCCTGAAGGCCTATCTTGAGTTAAAGAAAAAGTCAAGTTTCCATCCACTGCTTCATCTACTGCTGGCCCTGGCAAAGTTCCAGGACGTTGATCTCCTGTATCTAAATCATAACATTTCAATGTAAAAATAATAGCAGTTTGATTTACGTCTGTAAATCTTGCATTTATAATAAAGTAGTTTTCTGAATAAACACCACTACCCACATCTTTTCTAAAGATTTGTTGATCTGAAGTAGTTAAGTCAATTCCCCCAATCGAACTTGTAGTGCCCGTTCCTGAACAAGTAGTTTGCGTATAATCCATGCTGATGGTGCCAGCTCCACTGAATAAATCAGCCCACTTTTGTCCTTTTCCTTGACCAGCTGGGTCTGCTGCTGTTGTAAACCCTGTTAAAGACAATGCAAATTTAATTTTGCCTCCAGCATTAAAAAAATAACGAAGACCTCTTCGACTACCATCGCCGTTCATATCTGCACCAGTAACAGTGCAAGTAGCTGTCAATACATGATTATTTGCGCTTTGCTGCCCCCAAGTGCCACTTACACTACTTTGTCTTGTTGCAGAAGCTTTTGCTTCATCTGGAGTA